AGAGATTGATCACATCCTCAAAGCACTTGATACTATGTCAGCACATGATGTAGCACGTGCAAGAGAACAAATCATCGCAGGTGTCACTGATCATAACAAATTGATCAATAAACTTGAACTCTATCGTTATAGACTCACACGTCCATGACTAGAACTACAAGAGATCAATATGAACATGGTGGATTACTCCCTATACAATCTGTTAATCTATTACGATTAATCAGTAACCTAGAAGGATCGTATCAACTCCTCAAGTATCATGCATTTGATGATGACATGAATACACTAGATGAGATGAAGAAACGATACTACAAACTTTACTTTAAAACAGTGAAAGAAGAAAAGCAATGTACAAACCAAAAGTAAATGATCGTGTAAAATACATGGAACACACTGGTTGGGTGTATTGTATCACTGATCAGTATTTTACTCTTGAAATCTCTGCTAAACCAATGGTAGATGATGCCGTCTCCATTCACAAAAAACATCACTCTCTTCTAGTAGTTTACAAAGAACGCTATCATGAGGTAGAATACCTAGGATATAGAAACTCACAATACGATGACACCTACACAAAAGTCTGATTGGTTTACTTCCACCAGTAAAGAACCATACGATAGACATCATTACGAACTTCATATCAAAAATAGTAAGCAAACTGTCGTATTTGATGACTACGAACAGATGAGAACAACATGGTCTCAAACATATCATACTAACAAATTGTCCCATGTAACTGTAATCAATAAAACAAAAGGATTTAAGTGATGCATGGTCTTGAAATTTACCCTGATACACTTAATCATCAACAATGCTATGACATCATTAATCTATTCAATAATGATGATAGAAGAACACAAGGCATAACTGCTGATGGTATCATGGATGATAGAAAGAAATCAACAGATGTATACTGTAATTTCTTACATCAACAATTTCAACCATACAATGATATCATCCTACCTGCTGTACAAACAATGGTAGATAAGATCAAACAACAATACATGTTCTTAGACTACTGTGACTATTGGCGTGTATGTCCATGGTATAACATTCAATACTATACAGATGGTGAAGGTTATTCTCAAGCACATTGTGAACATAGTAGTACATACCCAAATAGAATGTTAGCATGGATGATCTACCTAAACAATGCAAAATGTGGTACTGAATTCCCATATCAAAAGATTAAAGTAAGAGCACTAGCAGGTCAAGGTGCTATGTGGTCAGCAGCATGGACTCACCCTCATAAAGGTGTAACTCCTAACATCGGAGACAAGTATATTGCAACTGGTTGGTGTGAATATTTTGATCATACTCAACCAGAGGAGAGATACATTCAAAACACACAAAATGACTTGCTTCCGCACCAGTCATTGCAATGGTTTTGAACAGGTTGTGGAAAACCCTGTGGAAAACTTTAAAAACATTAAATAAATGGGGGTAAGGTGCTGTGTAGATACTGTGAAGGATCTGTAAAGGTACTCTGGAGACGCTGGCTTAGCACGCAACCTACCGAAAGTCAAGGAAATGTGTGCCAGTCCACAAAATGTCCCCAAAACCTCAAAAACACTTGCAAATCCCTCGGCGGTCTGTTATACTAACAGCATGGTTCTCCAAAAGACTCGGAATTTCATTTTTTTGACTTTTTGAGTTTTTTGGGAATCTCAGTTTTCTTAAAAAGTTAGTTTTTTGACTTTTTAAGTTTTTTCAACTTTTAATTTTAACCAAAAACGTGAAAACTTACGCAGATCTCGCCTCAAGTGCTGTTAATAGCATCAAAGTAGACGATAAATCCATCTATATTGTGTATAATAGCAATATTGACAAAGAATACGAGTTTATCTGTGCAAATACAGCAGAATTTGACGTAAAACTGTCAGAAACTATTAATAAAGAAGAAAGTCTTGGTAAATTCATTCATAACCAAGTAAAAGAAGGAACTATCCAACCATCTGTATCACAACCATCTAAATAATCCACCACGCTGTTCTAGTACATAGTATACTACATTGAGTAATGGGTAAGAAGAACGTTCGCAACAGTGGTAGCGGCGATCGCTATCAGATTGAAGACGATTTTGAAGACTTTGGGTACAACATTAAAAATATTAGGAGGTCATCCAAGAAGAAGGTAGCAAAATTTAAGAGAGAGGACAACTACTATGAGGACAGTTGATAAAGTGACACACTAGCAGTTGATTTTTAGTTCCTGTGCGTTTATATTATAAATGTACAGGATTTTTTACTGCCTATGTTCTTCAAACACGTTCAACTTCACAAATACGATCTCACTGACAAGGGAATTTCTCAAGCATGTTACGATGAGATGAGAGGCGAAGGATTAGACCTCGTATTAGGTGAAGATGAGATGAGACACCTTGCAGACTTTAAACGTGAACAGTTTAAAGATTACATGCGTCCATTATTCGCGTAGGAGGAGATAACATGACACCAGCAGAGTATAAAGCACATTGTGCAAACGACACCATCAAGATTGGTCATGATGTGAGAGCATTAGACAAAATTGATTTCTTGACTATAGTCTACGAAGACTACTGCACCAAACATAGTTTACCTTATGTGTCAGCAGATGAACAGGACACGTATGATATGGATAGCAAACATGTTGCATGGTTGCACACATTCATTCAGATGTGGGAGATAGCACAGGACAGTTAGGAAACTGTCCACTATTCACCCCACTGGCACCGAAATGGTGTATTATAAAGAAGTCGTCAGGAGAGCACATGCAGAACACCTACAAAATCACCATCAAGACCAAGAACGGTGATGAGTTGGTGATCACTCAAAAGGCAAGACGTGTGAAGCACGTTGATAACCAGATTGAGAGGATCGTCAATGAGTGGGTGGAGATGCTGCGTGAGTCAGGATTTACCAAACTCACTGTCCAGCGTGTGCCAACTGACGAACTGTCCAAGATCGGTTGACCTAGTGCCCGATCTGTCCTATATTGTATTTGTTGACCACCAGACCACCCATGATCACTGTTACTTTCACCGAAGCACAACTCGCAGTCTTCACCGAAGCACTGGATCGCGCAGTTGACTGCCCCATGCTTGATGATGACAACAGCACCGACCTCGTGCTGAACGAGTTGGTAGGCAAACTCGCAGGCGCTGCCGCTGCTGCCCGCCTCGCTGTCTAAACAGCACATCAACAAACCCTGATCACCTTTATTAACTACAACATGCGTAAAATTGAGACCCTCATGAACACCGCCATCAAGAATGGCACAAACTGGAGTCGTGCTAACACTAGCGTGACCAATGATGAGGGCATCTCTACCGTGTACCTGCACGGTAACAAGATCGCTGAGATTGGTGATGCTTTCGTTCGCATCTTTGATGGCGGATGGAGGACCAACACCACTAAATCTCGTTTGAACGCTATCATCAACGAGTTCTGCTGTGCATACACTGACGGTGTATACCAGCACCAGTTTGAGTGGTTCATCACTGATAACAAGGTTATCAAGCAGTTTGTGAACGGTTACGAATTCACAGAATTTGCATAATTGACGAAAACCCAAAAACCCAAGTTTCTCAACTTTTGAGTTTCTTGGGTTTTTCACTTTTTTAGAATTTTTACATTTAACACTTAATGGCAAAATTAACGCCGACAGCATGTAATGTTGAGCTGTTTCCATGGTTTTGCTGGATTATGACTAAAAAGATCTACTTTACATTTGTTGACAAATAGTGTTGCTTCTAGTATAACTATAGTAGTACTACTAGTAGGTGTTACTATGACTGCAGAAGAATGGAAACAAGAACTAGAAGATCAGTTACTAGAAGAAAAGAGAGCAGGTCTCCTGTCTAGTAACTACTACTATGATGACTCATCTATTGTAGTGCTAGAGCTTGAATATTCAACCTCTAACTGACCAGTTCGCAAAGTGTCACAGCATGTGTTGATTATCAACGTCATCTCTGCCATACTACCATTGTTGACACGAACTGAACCTATGTGGGATGAAATTGAAAACATGCCTGGCGAAATCTTTGATGTGCCAGACATTGAAACTGTTCTCGTAGAAGATGAGAACGGAAACCTTGGAGTTGACCTCACCGACATCAACAACTGAACATGCAAGAAAACATCATTGACCGCGACAAGTTGCAAGATGCACTCATTGAGTCCATCATTGACGGCATGGATCACAAAACGATGTATGCCTACGTTTATGACAGTTTGGATGGCAACTTTGACAACTACAGCATGAAAGAGTTGATTACGGAAACTGAAGAATACTATCCCGAGTTGTTGGAAGATAGTGCTGTTCAGAAGGTGACGTATGGTGATACTATGCAAGAAGCGAGTTAGTAACACAAACTGGTCAGCTGCCCGACCAGTTGACAAGGTGGCACAGTAGTGGTCGCATCCTGCTGACCCTGTGTCTATAATAAGTGCATGACATACGAAATCACCTGCCCCGCTCTCGGGGAAACCGAAACCACGACCGATCTGGATCGTGCGATGGACATCTGCTTTGCTATGCATGACGAGTCCAATTCCTATGCCTGCATCCGTGATTCCTTTGGGAATGTCGTCGGTGAGTATGGCGACATTATGGAAGCAGTCGCTAGCGGGTTGGTCTGACGACCTGCTATAGTAAACACACTCAAACACGTTTTTCATGTACAACATTTCTCCAGTCTCTCCCACCATCTCACGCAGCGTGTGGCAATTGAAAGTCAACCCTTTCACAGGCACATGCAAGGTCCGTTGGTTTAAGTCACCAGCAGCAGAGTACACCTTTACTACCCGTAAGCGTGACATCCTAGCACTAATGATGGCAGGCGACCGCTCACTAGGACAGTGGGTAAACTGCCACATGCGCGGTGGCGTTGTTGCTTAGTGCGTCTATAATAAAGACATGAGCACATTACACCACGAATCACTGCTAGAGTCATGCTGGGATGAAGCATGGGAAAACTTTAGACAGTCCAACCAATTAACTGAAGACGAGTTAAATTGGTTGACCAACAACACTCTAGGCGTTATGGACGCAATAGAGAAACAAGCACGTAAACTATTTCAGGAGATGTGTCTATGACCTTTAATGATTTCATTAACTATGTTTTCTCATTTTATGGAGACGGCGGTCTCTACGATCAACAACGCACAAAGGAGCAAATTTCATTTGCTCTTCTTACATATCTTGATGATGTCAATGATCCCTGTATGGACATGGAATGGGGTGACGGTGACAGTCTAGACCGTGAGAGGGTGAGAGACTACATGAACGAGATCTATGGACCAGTTCCAGTAGTGGCACAACCTGGCTTGAACTGCTAGCCCGATCCTCTATAATAAGTACATCAAACAAACACAGACACACATGACCACAGCAACTGACACCACCTACAACGGTTGGGCAAACTACGAGACATGGAACGCTTCCCTCTGGATCGGCAACGATGAGTTTCTCTACAACACCGCTCGGGCATGTGTCAAGTTCTGCAATGAAGACGACACACCATGGGAGAAGTTCCAGCGTTGCATGTGTGATGGCATGATCGGACGCCACCTCTTCAAGACTGGCGACGGTGTGGCATGGGATGACCCCGCGATTGATGCCGACGAGATGAACGAAATGATGGAGGAACTTTGATGGAACGACCAACCGAGGGACAGCGCCTCTTCGCTGTCCAACCTGCATCGTGGGCAAAGTTGGACGGGCACGGTTGCGAGTATGCCACCAACATGAATGCCGCCTACCGTCTCGCCGCTGAACTAGGGGAAGACGCCATGATCTGGAAGATAGGCACAAAGCAGGCAATGAAATGGGTACGTGTGACAGTTGACGAAGTGGTCACCTCTGCATAGACTTTGCCTTGTCATCCCCTATAATAAGGACATGAACAAAACAAAGATGATCAAATCAGAAGACGGCATGTTCTTCCACAACGAGAACCCCTCTCCCATCATGCAAGCAGCGATGGACAGCATCAGAGCACAGATGAAAGCAGAGGCAGAATACCGCGACCGTGTACGTGCAGGGTTGGAACCCGCCCATGGTGGACAGTGGGGATACTGGAACATCAGCGATCGCCACTGATCGCTCCAGCGTCTATACTATGAACAACAAGGACACAGCAACCGACATGCGTCAGAAGCAACTCCCCACCAACCACCAGTTCGCCATCAAGACCAAGAAGGGCAAGCAGGTAGGCAAGCAACCCAAGGGCGAAGGCGTCATCTATTTCATGATGTCATCAAGCAACGCCATCACAGCAGACAGCAGCGAGTGGGTCGCTGTGAAGGTGGGTCTGGCATCAGGTGGAGAGGCAGAGGCATACAAGGTGCTGTGCAATCACCAGACCAGCAACGACGGCGACACCTATTTCCACTCACTGCTCACAGTGTGCAACGTGGGCAGAGCAGAGGCAACACTGCACAGCACATTGCAGGAGATGGGATACAGCACACAGCATGGCATGGACAGCAAGGTGCCCGATGAGTACCGCAAATTCTACACACAGCAGGAAGGTGGCGGCGAGTGGTTCGTGTTGCCTCTGTCAGTGTTGGAGACTGTCATCGCTGACGCCAAGCAGAACATGCGCGAACCTGAGGTATGGGCAGACGGTTGGATCGGTCAGTCACACACCAACGCACCCGTGAAATTTCACTACGACAAGCAGGGGATGCCACGCTGTGACATGTCTGGTCGCATGGGTCGCCCAGTAGAGGAGAAGGCGCTACGCTTCGCCTATGCCTACCGCACACTCACAGCATTCAGACCAACAGGGTGCCTCGCCTGATCGGGCAGTATAGCACACCTCGGGCAGTGGTATGGGTTTGCCCCCGCCCCCCTTAGGTCGCCAAGCGGGTTTCAAAAAAAGCATACTTCCCTAACCTACAAAAGTATCCAGACGACCGATAAATATATTTGAAAATGGTTTTTTTAAAACCTTGAAATCCAAAAAAATTTCCCAGCAAAAAAATGACTGAAAACCTCGTTATCACTGAAGAAACCACACTGGAACCTGCGCCAGTAGAATTTGATAGAACTGCAGAAGCAATGGGAGAACTAAAGAGGAACCCAGAGTTTATGGTAGCAATCCATGAACGCCAACTAGAGAGAATGGCGAGTGTCATTGAAGAACTCGCAGAGCGTCTCATTAGTCTTGAAGCAAAAGTCATTGAACTTGAGACTGCAACGCGATTCCCCCATGCAGATTCGCCCGTACCCAATCTTCCACAAGGTCCTAATTCTAGACTATGAAACAACAACCTGAATATGACCCCAACATGTATGAACAGATCCTTGCACACTTTGACACATTCTGTGATCAATTTGAAGGAGCAGCAGCACGTCGCTTTGCAGGATTAGACAATGACTCAAGACAACCAATTGATAATGCAACAGTTCAACGAGAAACTCCAACAGCTGCAAGAGAGGTTGACGATGGTGGAGAAGAAGGTGTCATTATTAGAACGCCCCCAGTTGATGTACAAGCCTCCCCGATGCCAGAACTACAAGACTATAGCGGAGACACTTGACGATCTACATAATGCAGTAGAGGAGTTAAGAAATGCCTCAGGGTGAGATTGCAAATCCAGCAATGTTAGATCAACCAGACACACCTGATGTTTGGAAGATTGGTAGTACATTGTTTCCCCCTACACCTATTGGTAGTAGTTTACTGATATTAGGTGGTAATCCTGCAACTAGTGGGGGAAGGGGCATTAGCACAACTAACGGTACAGGGAAGACATTGGCGGATGGGACACCCAGTCCAAGTATCGCCCCGATGATGATTATTGATGAGACCGTCCCATATGCCCCTGTACCAGGCACAAACCCAGTCTTCCCATTCATTCCCACACCTGCCACAGTTGACCGCACTGCGTCGGTTCCTACTGTGAATACTAGGGTATATTTTGGGGATGGTTTGGGAGGACATCGTAGAGTTGTTGTATCAGGCGATCAGTTAACTACAACACCTGCAACTATCCCACCTTTGAGACGGATTGATTCCAATCCATTGACAGTTGGGACACTTTATCCTACAATACTAATTGGTACACGAACCGTTTAAGAAATTATGGCAAAGATGAAATCCTCGCTAAGTGGTCAGTCGTTTGTTGAGGCAATTCCAAAGAAGAGTCGTCAAGGTACAGGAAAGCACACGAAGTACGCCGCTACTTCTCGTAATGGTGCTAAGAAGAGGTATCGCGGTCAAGGTAAGTAAAACCCGAGCGCCGAAAACTCCGAATGTACTCTTTGATCTTGTATACCTACCTCGCTCCCAGTAGAGTCTGTGAAGGGGTAGGTGTTTTTTCTTTAGTAGATATTCCAAAAGATACGTGTATTTTTACACCTAATAAAACCCAGTATGTACTGTGGAATGATATTGACGCCCGCCTACGCGGAAGACTTGAGACTTTAACTTACTGTGACGCGGAAGGTTTCTGGATTGACAGTGATCTAGATAAATTAAGTCCGCAATATTATATAAATCACTCACACGAACCAAATGTGTCCTATAATAAAGACACAGGCAAACTTTACGCCATAAAGGATATTCCTAAAGATGTAGAGTTGACGGATTACTATTTTCCAGGAGAAAGAGATTGGCATACCTAAATCATAGTCTCCCCGACTGGTCTTGTTACATGCGTAATGAGTTCTTGTTTAATCACAAGAAAGGTCATGGGGAAGTATCTAGATGTGACGTGCATAGCGTTGCTAGTATTGAAAAAAGAGTACCCTTATTTGAAGCATTTCTAGAGAATGGTGTTAACTGGACCAGAAGACCTCTACATGCCTTCTGCTGGCGTCCTGATGCTCCAATAGAACCTCTAGAAGACATAATGTACTGGGACTGTTTCTCTCCATATGTGGATGTGCAGAGACGCCATCGTCTTGCAGGACTACAAGCAGAACTAATCAGACCAGACAATAGGAAAGTCCTAGGTGAGTACATGTTCACTCTGGACTGGTCATGGGAAAACAAAGGTGTCCCAGATTTAAACTTCTCTGAGACACCTGAGCATAAGTGTGCCCACTTGTTTAAAGTGGAAACTGGTAATTATTATGCATATCCCAACAATCGTATCATTTGGTACGATAATGCTTGGGTGTTCAATAGAATTGAACAAAATCCAGGATATGAAATTGATCTGACTGTGTATAGCGTTGAAAACAAACGTAAACTAGAAACATCAGACCATTACATGTATGAAGTTAAAAACCTAGATAATAAGTAACAGGAGAAACTATGATGTCACACCCCAACCACCTTGATGGATCAGTAGATAAAGGTGATGTGTTTATTGAAAGCGGGATGACGTTGATCACTGAAGTTGATAGCGAACGTCATCTCAAAAAGTCTGCAGAGATTAAACGTCGTAACCAACAAATGGATGAATTTATTGAACGTTGGTCAGACTGACTAAATAACTAGTGTCTTCGTATACTCTAGATGGCAACGTCCAATCTCTCATTTAGAGATATCAATATCACTTTTAAAAAGCACCCCGTTACTGATGATTTGGTCGTCAGTAAAGATAATGCTGCAATTAAGCAAGCAGTTGTTAACTTGCTGCTTACAAATAAAGGTGAGCGATTTTTTAATCCCAACTATGGTTCAGATATTAGGTCATACTTATTTGAACCATTGGATTTTGCTACGGCGGGTCAGGTTAGAAATAGTATCAAATCAACACTAGAAAAGTTTGAACCAAGAATTTTTATTGAGAGTTTGGGAGTTACTCCCGATTTTGATGAAAACGGTTTCAGTGTTGAGATGACATATAATATAAGAGGAGTAGATGCTCCTTCAGTCACCGTAGACTTCTTCCTCTCAAGGACGAGATAATGCCATACACCCAGTTAAACAATTTAGAATTCTTAGAAATTAAACAAGCTCTCAAAGATTACTTGAGAGCTCAGTCAGATTTTACTGACTATGACTTTGAGGCATCTGCTTTAAGTCAACTTCTGGATGTACTAGCATATAACACCTACTACACAGCATTCAATACCAATATGGTAGCGAATGAACTATTCCTTGATTCAGCAACACTGAGGGATAATGTAGTAGCACTAGCAAAGCAATTAGGATACACACCAAAGTCAGTTACTTCTCCAGTAGCAGTTTTAAACTTTGACATTAGTTTTCCTGGACCTGCTCCTGCATCGGTTATTTTTAAGGCAGGAACAGGGTTTGTTACTAATTATGACAATGTTTTATATCGTTATGTCTTAAAAGAAGATAGAAAAGTAGAAGTTGCCAATGGAGTTGCAAGTTTTGCGAATGTGGAGTTATACGAGGGGTCTTTAGTTAATGTAAGAACTCCAGTATCAACTGCATTAAAGAGTCAAAAATATATTATTGATAATTCTTCCGTAGATCTGAATACATTGATCATTCGTGTTTTTGAGTCTAACACATCATCAGTATTCACTGAATATAAAAAAGCAACTAGTATCTTAGATATCGGTTCTGAAGATAAAATTTATTTCATAAATGAAACTGAAGATGAAAACTATGAAGTTTTCTTTGGAGATGGTGTTCTAGGTAAGAAACTAGAAGACGGTCAAGTAGTTGAAATGAGTTATATCACTACTAGAGGTGCTGAATCAAACGGTGCAAAATCTTTTACATTTAATGGTAGACTTCAAGATGAAAATGAAGTCCCACTAACTGTATCATTTAATCCTCAAAATATTACAACTGTAACTAAAGCAACTGGTGGTGCTGAGATTGAGAGCATTGAAAAAATCAAATTCAACGCTCCTAAGTTTTATGCATCTCAGAACAGAGCAGTTACTGCTAATGATTTCAAGGCAATTGTAAGAAACCTATATCCATCAATTAGTGATATTATTGTTTTCGGTGGAGAAGACCAAGTTCCTCCTTCATATGGAAAAGTCTTTATTGCAATCAAACCAACGGAAGCGAACACATTGTCATCATTTACTAAAGATGATTTAAAAGAGGAACTTAAAAATTATACTGTTGCATCTATTAGAACTGAATTCGTTGACCCATCTATTCTTTTCATAGAGATGAGCAGCAAGATTTACTATGATGGTACTAAGACTAATCTGTTACCAGCACAAGTTGCTTCGCAAGTAACTACTGCAATTCAAGAATATCTAAAGACTTCTCAAACAGAAAAGTTCAATGGAAAATTCAGGTATAGCAAGTTCATTGGTGTTATTGATAACAGTGATCGCGCAATTAATTCTAATGACACTGATATTACTCTAAGAAAAGATTTCTTTGCTCAAATTAATTCTTCTTCCTATTATGAGATTTGTTATCAGAATGAGTTTCTAAAAGACTGCGATAATCCTGTAGTGTCTTCTACTGGTATGACTGTATTTGAACATCCGACATACACATCATATCTTGAGGATAGGAATGGCAAAATCGTCCTATATAGACTAGATTCTTTAACTGGAGAAAAAATTCTCCTTAATGATTCTGTTGGTGATATTGATTATGTGCATGGCGAAATCAAACTATATGATTTCACTATCCTAAAGGGTACTTTCTCAGATAATCGTATTGAATTGAGAGTAAAACCTGCCAATAAAGATATTGAGGTCAAGCGTGAGGTATACCTAGACGTAGATATCTCAAAGAGTTCATTTGTAGCATACAAAGAGTAGTAGTAGATGTTGAAAACTGCTAATAAAATCTCATATCTAATTGAGTCTCAGTTACCAGACTTTATTAACGAAGAGTACGAACTTTTTTCTAAGTTCGTAAAAAAGTATTACGAGCAATTAGAATTACAAGGTCAACCACTTGATATTATAACAAATATTGAGACTTATCGTGATATTGACTTTTATGAGAAAAACATTCTTAAGCAGTCTTCCAAATTAGTTGGTAGTCTTGGTGCATCAGATTCTACTATCATTGTTGATGATGCCACATCATTTCCTAAAAACGGTGG